AGTTTATTCATTTTTCATAAAGTCATCATTCCAACCAAATGCTTCTTTTACTAAATTGCCAGTAAAACCTTTGTATTTGTTGTTGACTTTTTTGTTTACAACTGTTACTAGAAACTCTGCCTCATCAGCAGATAATCCTTCTAACATTTGAATGAAAATTGTTTCTCTTTTATTACTAGATAAAGTACTATCGCCACCTTTTGTAAACAGATATAATCTTTTTGCTTCTTGTCTAAGTTGAGTATGTTCTGTTCCTACTGGTGCGTCATTCTTTGTATATGGTACATCACCTTTTGGTAATAACCATTCTATCTTTGGGTCAAAAGCACCTTTTAAAACTTGTCTTAATGATACAGAATCATTATCTTTTAATACTTTTAGTTTTCTAGGTTTATCTTTTGCGTTGTTTATTTTTGTAGCAATCTCACTCATTAAAGGTGGTATAGCTCTGCCTGCTTCTGCCATTGCAGCCATACCTCGTCTATTTGCTAATGCTGGGTGTGATTGTGTTGGTTGACTCACTTGTTGCTGTGAATCAAATCCTTCTTGACTTGCTATTGTTCCATCTGGATTTCTTCTTATTATTGCCATGTTACATTCTCCTTAACAGTTCTTTCGAGTCTAAAATTCATCTATTGACTCGATTAAAGTTTTAAGTTTTTTGTTTATAAAGTAACCTAGTATTTTATCCCTAGTTGCTACTTCTACATTCAAAAACTCATTATTAATTTTATCCTCAAGTGTCTGAGGTATACAACTTAAATCAATTAATGTTCGATTTCGGTTGTAATTCCTTTGCTCTTCTTCAGTAAAGGTCATAGAAATTTCTTCTACCCAACTATTTATGCGTTTTTTACTTAGAGGTTTTTGCCTTCTACCTTCAACAAACACATTATCATCTGATAATACATTTGGTATACCATCACTTCTATCACCTTTTAATATATGTTCTTTGAGATATAAAGTTGGATTCTCGTCTTGCCCTACAAATTTATTAAGTACAGGATTATACTGTTTTATTCTATCATTATTCGTATTTTGTAATTGTATGAAATCTTTATCACCTGATAGTATAAGCACCTTCTCGGTAGTTCCTCTACATAGAACAGCAATTATATCATCTGCCTCTGCTGTATCTATTTCTATAACCTTGTAAGGCAAGAATGCTTTAATCTCATTTTTAACTTTAGATATGATATCAAATATTAAAGACCAATCATGTTCAGATTTTGCTCTATTTGCTTTTCTACCTGCCTTGTAGTTAGGAAAGATTTCTCGTCTCCATACATTACTACTATCACAAGCAATAACCATTTCGCCATATTCTTTTCTGAATTTTTTATTGTGAGCACGAAGTGAATTTAAAACCATGTGTCTAACAAGGTCTTCATTTAATTCAGGTGCATCTCTGCCATTGATTTGAACCATTAGGTTCGATATCATTATCTGATTTATGTCAACTATAATCATTATATAACCGCCTTTAATATTCCTACTAATAAAAGTGTAGATAAGGCACCGTTCAACATTATTATTGCTCTGTCATGCCATAGTATTCCTACCCAAAGCCAACCTACTACACCTAAAAAACTAAAACATAAGTCAAATATATTAAACTCACCAACTGCTCTGAAACAAGCTGCGATAAGTAAAAATATACATGAAGCCCATTTAACATACCAAGATATGTCACCTTTTGGTGTTATTTTTTTAAACACCCTGGTAGAATTTAGTGCTTTGATTTTGTCGTCTAACTTCTCTTTGTATTTCATAATCATATTATATCAGGTTATTGACCTGTTGTCAAGCATTAATCCAAGTTCATGTCTGGATCAAATTCTACATCTAATTCTTCTTGTCTTTCTTCTTGTTCTTTTTTAGATTCTTTTTTCTTTCTAATAATAATGTTACCATAATTAATATCAGTAACTTTTCTACCATCTTTGAGTGTGTGAATTTTGGCAATGGAATCAGAGATAATCTGCATTGGGTGTTTGTCATCAAAGTCTCTTTTTAATAAACCTTTCATAGCTTCAACCACTATTGCTAGGTCTTTTAAAAATACATCTTTCTTAGTATCAACAGCATTCTCTTGTAACACATGAATAAAATCTAAAGCAAATTCTTCTGTTAATTGGTCAATAAATAGATTTTCTTTAATTTTTATTGCTTCTTTTGCTGATAGTTCAGGTCTTACAGGTTCTTTGTTAAGATAATCTTTATGTGTAGGAAACTTTATTACTTTTCCCATTTAATTTCTCTTTTTCTTTTGTAGTTCTCTTTTTATCCATGAGATTGCTTGATATGAGGTAGGTTTTCTAGTCACCATTCTTCGTATCGCTTTATATACTTTAGGGTTTACATCTTCAGCAACTTTATTATTATCTACAATAATAAAATTACCTGTGCCAAATAGATTTTGTAATTTACCTATGTTTTGTTGTACTTGTTTGTGATTTGATATCACAATAGCATCTGGCACTTTTCTTGTTCTCATTTGATTTCTTTTAAGAGCAACTTCTAAACTTGTATTTACAAACACCATATGTACATCATAACCAATATGCCTCATTGTGTTTGCTTCTGATTCTATTCTTGTAACATCTCTTGCTGTGCTGTCTAGTATGAGACCTAAACGACCTTCTAATGCGAGTTTTAACTGTATACCAGTTCTTGCTTTTGCCTTTGTTCTTATCTCGTCACGTCTTGCAATTTCTTTAGCATTTGTTGTTGCCATATTTAATGACATTTTTTCTTTGTTTAAGGCGGCCGTAAAAGTATTATCACTATTGATAACTTTTAAACCCATACCCATTAATGTTCTTTCAGAAACCCATGATTTACCTGAACCAGGACCTCCTGCAAGAAAGAACGCTTTGAATATATTTGGGTCGTAAACGCCTTCAGATATGTATTGTTGAAAGTTTATCATGCTACTATTTATGCACCTTTGTTAAATTTTTTCACCTTTAAAGTTTATCTTTCCTTCATTAAGAAAATGTTCTTTTAACTCATTATAACCACCTACATGTGTGCCACTCATTACAATTTGTGGTATAGTTCTAACTTGTTTTCCTAACACTTTATATAACTCATCAATAGATAAATCTTTGGTTACAATTTTTTCTTCATATTGTAGACCAAGAGTCTCTAGTAAGTACTTGGCCTTTACACAATAAGGACAATTTGGTTTGCTGTAAACTGTAATCATCTATAGTACCTCCTCTATCGCCTCTTCTGCTAATACATCAATATCAATATCTTGATTTGCATTTTCAGCAATATAATCGGCAAGTTTATTTGCATCACCGATACCCATTTTCAGACCGAGATAAACTCTGTACTGACCATAAGGTGTTTCATATACTGCTTTCTCCCATTGTTCATAACCTTGAACCATAGTCTTTGCAACTACATTAACAATTGTGTCTTCAACTTTCGAAGCAACTTTTTTGTTATTGTTTGAACCAATCTCAGTAGTATATAGTTCACTTCTTTGATTCATTTCGCCTTTTAACTGGTCAGCAAGACTTGCTTTTGCAATTAGTGTTGCCTTTTGAATTGCTAATTGTAAATCAGGACTTGACCCTTGACCTACTGAATAGATATAACTACTATCAGTATCTCTATCAAAAAAACCTTCACTAACTGAAGCATCAATATACCATTGTGGTACTTCATCTAATAAACGACCATTCTTTAAATCTGCTTCTTGTTCAACTTTGTAAGTGTTACTACTACAACTTGCCAAAGCCATTGTTGTTAAAGCTATTAATATAGTTTTCATCATGTTTTTTACTCCTTCACTTCGTCTGTTACATTATCAACTACTTGTAAAATTTTTGCTAAATTTATTTTATTAGAAAATTCACCCCAATGTACCGTTAAAACAACCACACAAGTTAGTGTGACTAATAGTTTATACATTATTTCTTCTCCCAAACACCGTTTTCATTTAAACAAATCATCCCAGGCGTCTTAAAAGGATGGTCTGGTCTCGCATACTGCCTGCAATAAGCAGGAGTAGTTAAGTCTGCATAATAAAATTGAGCAAATAGTTCCCAATAGTTAGGACCATCATACCCGTCTTTACATTCTAATACTTCTTCTTTTGTTGTTTCTTTTATTAGACACCCTCTGTCTAAACATTTTTCTTTAACTATAACTTTTATCATACAAGGATTATTATTCAACCATTCTGATTTTTCACCTGCAAATGCACAGGACTTAAATAATAATAAAAATACTATCAGTAGTAACATTGATTGCATTATTGATGTTCTAGGGTCTTGCATTATGAATCTGACCAATTTGAGAAATCATATTTTTTAGCATTAAAAAAATCATCTTTTTCTTTAATAAAAACACCATCAACCATTTTACCTTTTCTATCTTTAATATCATTGTATGCTGTCTCTAAACATTCTTCCATTGTAACATCATTTCTTTTCATTATGTTTAACATAATAACCATCATGTCGCCTAAGTCATCTCTCACATCTTTTTGTTTACAAACACTATCACTCAACTCACCAAGTTCTTGTTGCAACTTTAAGACTTGGTCTTTATCAGTAGAACCTTCAATTAAATTTCTATCTTCGTGCCATTTCATTACTTTAGTAATTAATTTTTTCATGTATTTGTACTCTCTGTTATTTTCCAACGACCGTCTGGTAATTGGCATGCTGTTCCTGTTTCACTCTCTCTTGATATGCCGTTCATAGGCCAAGACTGTTCAATACTAATAACTGACTCATAATCTCTACATCTAAAACTGTGGTTTACATAAGTTCTATTAATTGTTATAGACCCCCAATTACCATTAGCAGAGTTACCCCAATTTGTATGAGACCTTTTGCCTGGTGCTGTGTTTAGTGTATCTACAAATATTGCTGTGTGTGTATTCATATCATTTTTATAAAACATTGTTGAACCCCACACGGCACCTACTACAGTACAAAGAGCAGTTAGTGGCATATTTGTATCAAGTAATCCTGCACAAGTAGTATATCCTGCTACTGCACCAGCACCAGTTCCCAGATGTGTTGAAATTTGTTTTTGACTACAACCAACTATGGATAGTGTTATGGGAGAAAAACCAAATAGTATTAATAAAATTTTATGTATTTTCACTTTTTTCCTTTTGTTCTTGTTCTTCTTGTTCTTTTTTTCTTAACCACATTTCATCACCAATAGCATCTATATCAGGTTCAATATCTTCTTTTGGTTCAGGTGGATTAATCCAATCTGCATCTCGTCTTTCACATACCATATTTACTCTCCTGCAATCCAAACATCACGATTATAAAAATATATTTCTTTATCTTTAGGGCCGACAAGATAAACGTCACCGTCTTCCCCAATTACCATTCTTTCAGCTTCAATTAGACCCGAAGTATTTATTCCTGAGGAAACATCTTCTTCTTCTGTCCATTCTGTTTCTGCTTCTATTTCTTCTTCATCATCTACAAAGTTTAAAAAGTTTATAAAGTTTCTAATTGCATTTAACTCATTAAGAGGTGATGGTAGCATTTGTTTATTGCTACAACCACTTAATAGTAATAGTATGATTAATATTCTAAACAACGTAACCTTCTTCAATATCATAACTCATATTTGTCTGTGCTTCTTTATCACCTTCTGTACATTGAAAGTAAACTGCTACTGCTTCGTCCATCGTAGCAAACCTACCAATAATATCTTTATCACCATTTTCGTCATAGTAGACAATGTCATAAGTTTTAGGTTGTATGCTCATCTGCCTATGTCTTTAACTTCTTTACGACTGATAACTTGATACGCACCTTTGTTGTAAGCAGGTGCAACTGTAAAGTTTTTAGATTCTTCTAGACGCCAATTGTGTGCTGGTTTAGTACCACCTGAACCTATTAATTTAGATGTGTCAAGTGATTTTATGTTGCTGTCAACAACGGCAGATTTTCGAACTAGAGGTGTATCACGAACTACTGAACGATTCTGATTTTCTTTTCTTAAATCAGAAAGTTTTCTATCAGGATTAATACCGTGATTAATTAGAAATTTTCTGTGCTTTGCTCTCGCCTCTAATAATTTTTTCATCTTAGGCGACTTACTCATCTTCTTCATACCTAAACTGTTTGGTAGTTTCTTTTTCTTTTTACCATAACTTTTAGGTATGTGTACATAAAATAAACCCATAATATATCCTCGTTAATAATATAATTATATACTATATTAGTATACTTGTCAAGCAGTTATCTTGTCTCGTTTTTTATATTCTGCTTGTATCTCTTCTTGTGTCCAGTCTTTACCGTACCATGTATATTCTTCATTAAAATCTTTTATTAACATGAAATCAATTTTTTGACCATAACTATAGTAATAATCTTCTGATGCTGGTATTAGACCAGCAGGTCCAATGTAAACATCAGGATATACACTCTTATATGTTTTAAAATAATCTCTGTCATCTACGATATAAACTTCAGACCTATCAAATTGTTCAGAATCTAATTTGCCTTTTTCTTTTATTTCATAATCATCATATACTTTATCAGCGTTTTTTCTCATTTCATGAATTTTACTTTGCATATCTCCTATTTGAGAATATGATACATTTCTGTATAGCGTCCAAGTATTTGCAAATGTGTTATAATTGCCACCTTGATGGTCCCGATAGTGTCTAGAATAAACTACATGAAACATTATTTACAGTCCTTATTTTTATATTCGTCTGATTGTAAAGCACATTTGTAATTCTTATCTGCCTTTGCTCTCAACTCTGCTGAAATACTATCTAACATAGATGGTAAATATTTTTGTAAAACAGATATCATTTCTAAAGAATAATTATGAGCAACTCTTTGCATCTCTGCCTCAAATAAGGCAGACGAGTCAACTGGATTGCCTTGTACTTGTTGTTTAATTACATGACCAGCAATTGCTTCGTTCATGTCACTAGCAAAAGCAGAAGTAAAACTAAAAAAGACATATCCCCATGCTAACATAATAATTATTAAAATATTTTTTATCAATGTAAACATTACGCAACCTCCTTAAAACCCATACTTGCAACAACAAATTTCTTGTTTGTTTCTTTGTCTTCAACAATATCACCAACACTTACAGAATACATACTAGTATTTGCAAATCTTTCAATTTGTGATTCTGGTCCCACGTTGCCTACAGAAAAGACATCTTCAAGATTTTTAGCAGTAACATTACTAACATGAGAATAATAACCTAAGTCAAATGCTTGTTTTGCAAGAGAACCAGTATCTTCTTTGTTTCGAAAAGTCATATCTAAATGCATTTTATGTTTATGAACAGCGTCATGGCCTTCTGCATTGATAAGGTCGTCTTCTTCTTTTGTTGTGTGTATTTGATATAATTTAAATTTTTTCATAATATAGTTTCCTTATTTTTAAGAGTATTGTTTAGGATATACAACAGAATGAATGATTCGTTTGAAAAAATCTTGACCACCCATTTCTACTGTTTCTTCTTTCTCATCACTATTCCATTCTTCTTGGTGACAGTCTTTGTTTGCAAACTCAACGAACACCATTGTTCCTAAATCAGGATGGTCACATTCACCTTTGTAAGTACCTTCAGTTTCCACTTGAACATTGTTCTTGTGGTCCCACGCTTTCATTAAAAACACGTCATTTAATTCCATTTTTTTTCTCACTTTTTTCATAATATACATACATTATATGTCATTTGACTAAGCATGTCAAGCATTATTCCAGTAAAAGTGGACTAAAAAACGTAGTAAAATCAGGGGTTTATAAATTAATTGGAATTATTCCAGTTTATTTTTGAGTGATTCTCTTAAAATACTTGAACCACCGATACGAACATTGATAATACCGTTATAATATTCATCAGTTTCTAAGACTTTTCTCTCAAATTGTTCTTGTGCCTCTAAGTAACTTGCAACACCCCTAGTAGGACAATAATGTAGTATCTCTCTAGTGAACTGTTTTTCACCTAGTTCTTTAACATCTGCATTGAGGTGTTCTGAAGAGCCCCAATAAGTTCTCCAATCACTTTCTTTTGTGCCTCTTCTTTTATTCTTTCGACCTTTAAGTGGTTTCTTTGTAGTTTTGAATTTTGCTAACTTCTTGCCCACATACTTTTTATGGTTAGTCAGATTTGTTATTAGATAAACAAAAGCCTCACAACCTTCTGGAAGTTCTTCAACTACTTTACCATCATACGTCCATTTAGTCCCAGTTGTCATCAATATCTGTCACAGTTTCTTCAATTTCTTCGTGTTCAGAACCACAAAATGGACAAAATTGCTCTATATAATCTTCTGGTAAATCATGTCTTACTATGTATGTGGCTGAGCAATTCTCACATACAGTTTTTAAGTTGGGGTTTCTCATTATAGTTTGAATCCTTTAAATGTTTCTTTTTCAACATCTTGTTTTATACCACCAACGATATAACTTTCTATCTCAGTTTCTTGTGGTGCGTTTTGAAGTCCTCTACTATTCAACCAATGTTGGGTCCAAGGTAGTGGGTTTTGATTAGCAGGTTGGTCATAAACAGCGTTTAGACCAATTGCTCTCATTCTTTTGTTTGCCATATATTCTACATACTGATTGAGTAGTGTGTCATTTAGACCAATCATAGAGCCTTGATTAAACAAATACTTTGCCCAATCTTTTTCTTGTTGAACAGCTGTATCATACATATCGTAAACTTGTTGTTCACATTCTTTCATAATTTTAAGCATTTCTTTATCATCTTCTTTTTTACGATAATTATTTATGATGTTTTGTGATACTGCAAGGTGTAAGTTTTCGTCTCTAGCGATTAGAGATATAACCTTAGCAGAACCTTCCATAAGTTTCAATTCACCAAATGCAAACGAGCAAGCAAATGAGACATAAAATCTAATACCTTCTAATATGTTTACATTAACTAAGGTTAGATATAAAAGTTTCTTTAATTCATACTGGTCGCCTTTACCAAATAAACGATATTGATGTGCATAAGTTATAAACTTGTCATATGCTTCAGTTACAGTTTTTGCTCTATCCATAATTTCAGGTGTATCAATAATAGTATCTAATACTGCTGTTGGGTCTGAATAAACATTCTTCATTATGTGAGTATAAGAACGACTATGTATTGTCTCACTAAAGTCCCATGCAACTAACATAGATTCTAATTCAGGTAAAGAACAAAACGGCAAGAATGCCAGACATGGGCCGCGGCCTTGTACACTATCTAATAGTGTTTGATACTTTAGATTAGATGTAAAAATATGTTTCTGTTCATCTGATAGTTGTTGAAAATCGTTTCTATCTTTTTGTAAAGATACTTCTTCTGGTCGCCAAAAGAAACCTAGTTGTTGTTGATTTAACTTTTCAAAGATAGGATATTTCTGTTGGTCATATCTTTGTGTATTAGGTTCTTCGCCAAAAAACATAGGTTGTTTTAGCCAATCTACTTTGTTTGTATTAAATGTTTTAGACATTATATCGCACACGCCTCACAAGATTCTTCATCTTCTTCATTGATAGTTACCCCTTTAGTTTGAGATTCTTTTACATCATCATGCCAACCAACTGAATGTGTTGGTTCATCTACATCTGATTTTGCGTCATATGTATTTTGATAATATGAAGTTTTCCAACCTAACTTATATGTAGTTAGTAAATCATTTGCCATTACCGAAGTAGGCACCTCTCCGTCTTTGTAGTTCTCTGGATTGTAACTCCAGTTTCCACTTATTGCCTGGTCAAAATATTTCTGCATAACAGAAATACTGTTAATATAACCTTCGTTACTTTTCATGTCCCATAATAGTGTGTAAAAATTCTTTAATCTGTTGTACTCAGGAACTATTTGTTTAAGTGTTCCTTTTTTACTTTTCTTAATCGAAAGAAAATCACGAGGTGGTTCAACACCGTTCGTGGCATTTGAGACAACCGAACTACTTTCTGACGGCATTTGAGCCGATAGTGTCGAGTGTCTTAATCCACTTTCTTTAATATCCTTTCTAAGAGCATTCCAATCATAACTTAACTTTCTATTGACTAAACTGTCAACATCTTTCTTATATGAATCTATTGGTAGAATGCCATCACTATATTTAGTCTTATCAAAGTATTCACAAGCACCTCTTTCTTGTGCGAGTTTATTAGATGCCTTCAGTAGATAGTATTGAAATGCCTCTGTAATTTCATCAACAAGTTTCCATGCTTCTTTGTCATCATATTTAACTTTGTTCTTTGCAAGAAAATGAGCAAGACCTATATAACCAATACCTAAACTTCTTCTCGAAAGTGTAGATTTCTTTGCAGCTTCTACTGGATATTCTTGATAATCAATTACTTCTTCTAATGCTCTTACAGATAAATCACATAAGTCTTCTAAATCTTCTTTATCTTTAATTAGACCTAGATTGATAGCAGATAGAATACATAAAGCAATCTCACCATCAGGGTCATCTATATGTTTTATAGGTGTTGTTGGTAATGTAATCTCTTGACATAGATTAGACATGTAAACTTTATCTTTAAAT